CGCAATTCGGGGTGACGAACCCAAAATCAAATGACATTGTTTTGTCGTGCGGTTTTGGGTTTTGATTTATCCGAAAAATTCACAAAATGTTTAACTAAAAAAAATTTAAAAAATGGCTTACACACAAGGATTGTGTTCGGCTTTACAAGCGAACATCAACGAGGTTGTCGGAACAAATGCACCGGCAATGGCAAGACAAAAAGTTGGAATGATTGACGCGTTAATGTCAGACGTAAATCGTTTAGGTTTTACGGCGGATATTGTTCCGACAAATGGAAAATTCAGAGCGGTTCAAATTAATTGGATCGGACAAGCATGTGACACGGATGTGAACACGGCTTGTGTTTCTGATTGTATCAGTGACGTTACTCCGGCACCGTCGCAAACGTTAATCACTGAATTCAATTGCGCAAAATATAAAATGGCATTTGACGAAGCGGATATGCGCAAATTATGCGAAGCGGATTCAGTTTGGGTTGCTCAAAATATCATGAGAGCAATGAACGCAATCAACGTGTCAGTTGACAAAGCGTTGTTAGCATTAGCGGCTACAAACGCGGGAAAAACATCAACGGGAACGGCAACGTTGCAATTGCCTTTGTACACAACAAGCGGTTCACCTAATCCGTTGGCGTGGGCGCAAATCAAAGCGGAAATGGACGCGCAAGGTGCAACGGGTTCACCGTTAATCGTTGGCGGTGGTTCAATGGACATCTACGCACGCGCAATGCAAATCGCATGTTGTAACACAAATTTTGGTGTTGATTTATCACGTGCAATGAATGACGGTTATTTCTACAACGATTCGTTTGCACCTTCAGCATTATCGGCTTCATTAGCATTTGCACCGGGTGCGGCGCAATTGGTTACATGGAACAAATATTTGGGTGACTATGCAAAACGCAACGATTCATTCGAGCACGGAACAATCATTGATCCATTCACGGGATTAGTTTATGACTTAAAAACGTCTTATGACGATTGTCAGGAAAAATGGTTTGTTGAATTAGCGTTAAATTGGGCATGGTTCCAAGTTCCAACGGCTTATTGCGTTGAAGACGTGAATTTAATGGTTTTAGTTGAGGATTGTTCAGCGGGACCGGTTGTTTGTCCATAATCAAATAAAATTTGGGGTGGTGCAAATCACCCCTTTATTCAAATCATTTAAAAACAAAAAATAAAATTTAAAAAATATGGCAATTTGTAATTCAACATGTGCGCCGTCATTACCGTCATCATATGCCGGTGGTTGCGGAATCGTAACGCGCAAGGGCGGAATTGAGAAATTCGCGTTCATTAAATGTGACTATGAGTTCACTGACATAAGCGACAAAAACGAATGGTCAACGGCCGTGTCAAACGGTGACGTTGTGTTTTCGGGATTGGTTTTAGGTCAAAAGGCAAAAGGTTCATTCACGAAAAAACGAATCGCATCGTGTCAACCTGAAGCGGTTGTCGGTGCTGAAAAACAAATCACATTCCAAGATTATAACACTGACACCGTAACGACACCTGGACCGGGTTGTTTGGCTTATGATTTTTGGAATTCGATTTTGACTGAAGCGTCAAACTATCGTTTTGGATATTATACATGCGACGGTTTCTTTTATGGCGTCATTGACAATTTCCAAATTGAAATTGACGAAGTAATTGAAGACAACAACACGGGTGCAATTTATTTTGACGGAACGATCCTTTGGAACGACGTTGAAATGGTTTGTCCGGTTGCGGTTGACCTAAACGGCTTATAAAAAAAATCGGTTTCAATAGGTTTTCAGAAAAACGGCGGTTCACAATGTGAATTTGCCGTTTTTTTTTATTTTTGAAACATGATAAGACATCAAAACATTTTAGACACAATAGACACGGAATTGTCAACCGTTGTTCAAACGTTGCATTGGGGCGCGGGGCGTTACGATTTGCACGTTTTAATTGGCAAAATCAACGAATCTGAATGGCCGGTTTATGAATTACAAGGTCAAAACCTGAATGAATTAAACGTCGAACGCGCAAAACACAATTTGCATCCAAAAGACAGAAACGCAAATTTGAAAATTGTTGAATCAAATTGGATTTCAGTTTTAAAAAATGGACGTGGTGTTGTGGTTGTTTTTACCAATCGCGATTTCAGAAACAAATCCAACAAACAAATTGAAACGGCGTTGGAATGGTTGGTTGAAAAATTTCCGAATTTGATTGTCGAAAAATGCGAAAACAAAAAATTCGATTCGTTTTTGCTTACATTTACAAAACCAAAATCAAAAAAAATAGTAGTTGAGCAACCGACCGAAATTGAACAAATTGAAAATGAAAAAACCGTTTAAATATTTGGTGATTCATTGTTCGGCGACACCTGAAGGTCGTTCGGTTACGGCTGAAACCGTTCGGAATTGGCATTGCGCACCGAAACCGGTTGGTCGCGGTTGGTCGCGTGTTGGTTATTCTGATTTGATTTTGTTGGACGGAAGTCGTCACCGATTTGTGAAACATAACATGGACAAATGGATTGACGACAATGAAATCACAAACGGCGCGTTGGGAATCAATTCCGTTTCACGTCATGTTTGCTACATTGGCGGAATGACTAAAGACATGAAACAAATTAAAAACACGTTGACGGATCAACAAAATTCAATGTTGTCGTCAATCATTGCCGAGGTTTTAAGTTACAACCCGGACGTGTTGATTGCCGGTCACAACCAATTTGCGCCGAAAGGGTGTCCGTCTTTTTGGGTGCCGGATTATTTACGAAACCATTGTTTGATAAAAGTCAACGAAAAAAATATTTACTTAAACGATCCTTACCATGCAACCAACATGTTTAAATAATTTAATCGGTGTTAAATGTTTGACAACCGGAACACCGACGTCGGGTTTATACATTAACGATTTAGAGGGTTTAAATTTAAAATATGCCGCGAACATTGCCGATTCGGATTTTATTTCAGGTTTACAATTCCTGAATGAAAAAATCGCATTTGCTACAAAATTGGTTATTTCAGATTTGACGCGTTACGCGTTGCCTTATTTTCGTATTAATAGCATCGTAGACGAATTATCGGTTGGCGATTGGACAAATAGTTCATTGGGGGTTCAAAACACCGATAGGGGCGTTCATTTGCAGGTTAAACGTTCGCGCATGTTACGAATTAACGTGACCAACATCAAAATCAAAATTGGAAACGCAAACACAACACACGATGTTTGGGTTGACGACGGGAATGTTCAAACGCAATATTCGTTCACAACCAACGCCCAAGGCGAAGCGGAAATCAATTTGAATTTCACATCTACAACGCAAGACGTTTATATTTACATGGACAATTCAACAATCAATGTGAACAATTCGTCAATCAAAACGGGTTGTGGTTGTTCGTCAAAATCCGGTCAATATTTGAGTGCATACGGTTGGAATGGATCAGGAAATTCAAATTCAACCTATGGAATCAAAGTTCAAGCAAACGCGATTTGCGACAATGACGAATTCGCGTGTGTTTTAGGTGCAAAATTAGGTTTGCCAATTTTATATCGTTCAGGAATTGAAATTTTACACGAAGCGGTTGCAACGGATCGTTTGAATTCATTAACATTGTTGGACACGGACAAAATCAATTTTTTATTGGAAAATTGGACGGCTGAATACGACAAACAAATGAAAATGTTAATTGAAAGTTTACCGCAATTATTGCGTCGAATTGACGAATGTTGCATCGTTTGCAATCAAAATCGCTACATTCAAGGATTACCATAAAAATAAAAATATCATGAAAACAAGAGGTCAAAAAAATGCATGTTCAAGTTGTGGCGGATCGCGTCCACGTCCGGGTTCAATTCAACGTCCAAGCAAACCGCGCGGAAAATGAAACCGCATTTCATAAGCGAAACGAAATCAATTTTCGGTTCGGTGTTATCGTTGAATCTGAAAGTTGTTCCGTTTACATTGTCAGTGTTTGGTGGATTCACGTTGGGTTCGATTTCCGGGTTTGTTTCAAATTGGATTTTCGATCCGGCGGTTTCTTATTACACCCTGATGTTGTTGATTTGTTGTGACCATTTCACCGGAATGTGGATTGCATGGAAAAACAATCGATTTGAAACGCGCAAAGCGACGCGAGTATTTTGGACGTTATTAAGTCACACCGGATTGTTGGCATTTGCAACAAATTTGGCGAAAGGCTCAAACGCGATTTATTGGTTAAATGAAGGAATTTTTGTTCCGTTAGTGGTTGTGAATTTGATTTCATTAGTCAAAAATTTGTCGTTGTTGGGTTTTATCAAAAAAGGTTTTGCCGAATTGCTTTATCGAAAAATTGATGTTTATAAAAACGAATATGTTCAAAGCAAAGACGCCAAACCCGGAAACGACGGTTGTTAAAAATTAAAAAAATATGTTGGGAAAATATACGAATTTTCAAAAATGGATGTTGGCAATCACAATCGTTTTGTTTGTTTTGTTTTTAATACCATTCAAAAAATTATTTACAAAACCGGACATTGTTGTGAATGATTCGGATCAAAACAAACGAATTGAATTGTTGGAATTCAAAATCAAAAAATTTGAGGTTCAAAAATTGACATTTGATTCGACATTGAAAGTGATTTCCGATTCAATCGTTTCATTGCAATATGAAATTGAAAAAAAGGAAATGCAAATTTTGAATTTAAAAAAGAAAAAACATGAAACGAATATTGTTGTTCGCAATTTTAACGATTCTGACATCACCAATTTTTTCGCAAACCGTTACAAATAACGATTCGACAAAAATTGTCGCAATGCCGAAATGGATTGTCCTGAATATTATTTCAGAGTTGAAAAATACGGATTTAATAATTGAACAAAATAATTTGATTGCCGAACAAAATGATTTGCAAAAAAAACAGATTGACGAATTAATGAAATTGAATAAATCGTTCGCCGAAAAATTGGTTCAATGCCGGTCAACAACCGACGAATGTGAATTTCAAAATTTGGAACACAAAAAGAAAATAGAGTTTTTAACTAAACAAAGCAAAAACCGAAAACGAAATTTGATTTTCACGATTGG